TGTAGATGTTATTCAAATCCCTGCTTTTCTTTGTAGGCAAACAGATCTTATCAGACGTGCTGTGGAGTCAGGCAAAATCGTTAATATTAAAAAGGGACAGTTTCTTGCGCCGTGGGATATCGCGGGTATACTCTCGAAAACTGAAGGCGCAAAAGAAGTCTGGATAACAGAGCGAGGAACAAGTTTTGGGTACAATACTCTTGTGGTTGACTTTACTGGCCTCCAGTATATTATGGACAATTTCAGCTGTGACTTGGTTTTTGATGCAACACACAGTGTACAAAAACCCGGCGGACAAGGAGACTCAAGTGGCGGTAATCGCTCCTATGTTCCTGGGCTATGTCGTGCTGCTAGTGCAATTGGTGTTGGTAATTTTTTTCTAGAAGTTCACCCGGATCCTGACAAGGCTCCTTCGGATGGAGCAAACATGATACGACTAGATGATTTTGAAACTGTTGTAAGCAACATAGTAAAATTTAATTATAAAAAGGATATACAATGAAAATTTTAACAGTGGATAATACAGTATATGATTTAAACTATGTTCCAGAAGAAATTGACGACATCCGTTATTGTGTGTTAGACTACAGCGATAAGAATAACGCTGACTATATATTTGTACCGTTAGTGTTTTTAGAAAGTTTTAACAGTCCAGCGGCGGTATTGAGATTAGGTTTACATCAGATAACTGTTCCATTAGATTGGAGTATTATTGTTTATGATCCAGAAGTTGGTGACCCGGAAGTGCTGCCCATCACAAGTTTAAATGACAGGGGCTTTAAAGCATTTTTGTTTAATCCAATTACAGGGTTTATGCCAGACTTTGTAGATATTGAAATTATTAACATATATCAAGACATGAGATGGTATTTCCCTAAACTAAAATATGGACATATTTTAACCATTCCAGTGCAAACAACTCATAACCCAAAGTGTGCATTTTTTGTTAAAGAAACAAGTAAAGTGCCGGACGTATTAAGTACAGATGACCTATGGTAAACAAATTAGACATTAAAGAAGAAATGAGAGCAATTGACTGCCGAGATAAATCTTGGTGGGATAGTCTCACCGAAGAGGAACAAGGAAAGGTTAGTATCTTTGTTCTTATGAGATATACTAGTGCAGTGGATAGTAAAAATTTCGATATCCAAGCACACTATTTGACAATGACAAATGATTTTGTTAATGTGCATAATAATATACTTCGACATCATCCACAACTGCAACACCAACTATTACAATTAGTTGGTATCGGTGCGTCTCAATATCATCCATGGATTGCTCCTGGTAAACGTGGTAAGAAAAACAAGTTGCTAGAATGGCTTGCTGCACAATATCCTATATATAACGACGACGAGTTAGATCTCCTTGTTGCGACAAATACTAAAGAGGATTTTGTTGATCGAATGGAACAGCAAGGTATGACACCTAAGGAAATCAAAGAACTATTCAAATGATTACATGCGAGTACTGCAAACAAACATTTAAAACAGAGCGTACCGCTGCGGTCCATATGTGCGACAAAAAAAGACGCTGGATGCAAAAAACCATGCCAGAGTCTATTGCTGGATTTGAAGCATTTGACTTGTTTTACAGATTAGGTATGCAAAGTAAACCTAAAATATTTGATGATTTTGTTAACAGTCAATATTATAGCTCATTTGTTAAATTTGGTAGCTATTGTATCAATACTCGTGTTATTGATACTGAAGCATATACACGCTGGCTAATTCGCAATCAAGCTAAATTGAAAGATTGGCCTACTGATCGCATGTATAGTTTGTTTGTTAAAGAGCACCTGAAAAAAGAAACTGTTGAAAGAGCATTAGAACGATTTATTGAACACGCAAGTGAATTAGCATACTTTAATACATTTTGGGAAGATGCTAACGGCTATATGATAGCCGATTGGGTAGAGACAGGCAAAATTAGTCCGTGGCTGCTTATATGCAGTAAACGTGGGCAATCTGCAATTGAACGATTAAACAACGAACAGTTAGATAGAGTAGCAGCATGTGTAGATGCAGACTATTGGGCTCGTAAACGTGATTTAAACCCAGCTGATGCAGCATGGGCTAGTCATATAATTGATGGGAATATGTGATGGATATTGATATTGATTTAGCTAATCGGCAAGACATTTTAAAATTGCTTAAACATGTACCGGCACGTTTAGGTGATCGTAAACATAATACCGGTGTATACTTTCATCGTGTTCCATCCGATCCTTTTAAAAATGTTTGCACTGTAGATCATAAGGACGCAGAAGAACACGGGTATTTTAAGATAGATTTACTTAATGTAAATATATATAAGGATATACGTGATGATTTGCATCTTAACAATTTAATGAATACAGAACCCTTATGGGAATTACTAGAACATGCTGAGTTTTGTTCACAAGTGTTTCATTTATCTGGTAACGAAGAATTGGTAAAGAAGATAAAGCCGAGTAATTTAGAACAGTTAGCAATCACGTTAGCACTAATTAGACCGTCTAAACGTTATTTGACAAAAGAGATTGATTGGGAACGTATATCACGAGAAGTATGGCTTAAGCCTTCGGACGGTAGTTATTACTTCAAAAAGGCACATGCCTTTAGTTATGCAATGGCAGTAGTAGTGCATATGAACTTAATATGTGAAAAATTACAAGGTTAGAAATAAAAATGCAAGAGATAGATAGAAACAGATTTGTTAATGATATTGAACACGACGGATTTACCGTTCATCGAAATGTTTTCGATCCTGAAAAAATCGCTGAATTAGATGCATATGCTGCAACATTACCTCCGCAACGTGGTCACGATAAAGACAAAAAATGGTATGGTTGGAATCATGTATCCGAAATGCAGGATCCATTACATCAAGTTGATTGGGCATATTACTGGACACCTAATGTTTATCATCCTTATATCGAAGAGATTAAACACCATCTAGCACCGTCAGTCGATCAAATCTTTGGAATAGGTAACTGGGTATGGCACGTACAAGATTTTATTGTGCTATATCCTGGAATGAATTTTAGAAGGCCGCATATTGATACTCCATATCGTTTTAAAGAGTTTAGGTACTCTAAAGAATTGTTGGGGTTGCAATTTATGGTAATGATGTGTGATTTCAATGAAGACAATGGCGCAACTGGATATGTGCCCGGAACACACAAGTATTTTTATGATGCTATTGATATGCGAGATCGTCCGGAAAGTTGGGATATATTTTTTGCAGACAATTACAAGCAATATACTGCGCCTGCTGGTAGTTTTGTATCGTGGCACCCACGGTTGTTGCATAGCACAATGCCAAATAAAACAAATACTATTAGACGGGCTTTACTGATACATGCAGCAGAGAAAACTACTGCACGAAGATTAGAAGTAGTCGACCCACAGGTCAATACTAAATTGAGAAAAACCTAAAATTTTCGAATAAGTTGAATATTTCTGCGTTTTACTCTACGTTGAATTATATTACTTAAACTAACGACAGGCCCGTGTATTACTTCGAAGTCTTTAAGGCTAAAAGTAACTAATGCGGGCCTAAACTTTTCAAATCTAGTTTTAAAAATAATGTTAATGGGTATCATTCTGTTAGTTCCCCACCACCATTCTTCGCCTAGTTCTAAAAATTCTTTCTTATCTTCTATAGTTTTAACATTTTCAAAATTATACATACTTGCTAGATTATTATCTACGTTTTGTATAATACCAATATACTCGTTCCCACCATACGAAATTAGTGTTAAGAACGGAAAGTTATTCAATAGTGTTTGATATTTTTTAGGCAGTGTTGTCATATTATTACTTAGCAAATAAATAGTATTGGAGATTTAAAAAATGAATTATCAAGGTACCGCATACAGTTATAATCAAAGAGCAGAAATACTTGTTCCTAATAGAAGAGGGACAACATATTTTGTTCCTCAGAATAGTAAGCCGTTAGTTATATACACTGGTCTCGATACCGATATTGAATTTTTTATAGCAGACAGCGGTAGAAAGCCAGTTAACCTTAACGGAAAAACATTTGTAGCTCAAGTTGTAGATAGAACCTCTGATAGCGTTCGTTTAACTGAAACCCTTATTCCAATTGACTACGAAACTAGTAATCTAATTATGCGTATTTCACAAGATGATACTGCAGACTTGGTTGCAGGATTATATGATCTTATAATTACTTATACTGATCCGCAAAGCAGAACTTTTGGGCTACTAAGTGATCAAAACAACAGAATTAGTTTTGTTTTAGAAGTAAAAGAAAGCCCGCTTCCAGAATTAAGAGAAAGTGCATCACTTAGCACATTTACAACAATCAGTGGTGGTTATTATACAAGTAGAACTGCAGGAACAGCGCAATCATTTAATAACGACGGTACTAATACTTGTGCAGTGTACTTAACTGGTTATACTGGAGCATTTCATGCACAAGGAACACTAGAGCTAAATCCAACCGAATCAGACTGGTTTGCTATACAGTTAGATCCGGAAAATGCAGAAAACGAATATACATTTACAAATGAAACAGACGTTGTTCCCTTCACATGGGATGGTATGTTTATGTGGGTCAGATTTTATCATATTCCAGCAGCTGGAAATACTGGAACTCTTGACAAAGTTCTATATAGAAACTAATATTACTATATGATAGCCTTAGAATTTATTCGACAGCAAATACCACACGGCTGGCGGCAAACGCCCAGCGGTTGGATCAGTGGAAACTGTCCAATGTGTGCTACTCGTGGACACCGCTCCGACACTCGTGGTAGAGGCGGTATTATGTTTGTTGACGATAAGTTTCAATATAATTGTTTTAACTGCGGATACAAGACAGGCTGGAGTCCGGGCAGACGTATTAATGACAGATTAAAAGACTTGCTTGTACATTTTGGAACCGATCCTGCACAAATACAACGTATTAATTTTGAACTACTTAGAGAAGCCGATACAGCTAACGTTGCTAAACAGTTTCTCCCTGTTGCTACAGTTGAAGAAGTAAAGGTATATTGGAAAGAATACGAGCTACCTCTTCATTCGAAGTTGCTGCAAGAAGTAGATACAGCAGAACTCACTGATGAACAATTAGAAAAGTTTATTGTTGCATGTGAATATGTGGCAAGTCGTAGTTTAGATTTCTACGACAAATGGCACTGGTCTCCTCACAGTCATTTTGCAAATAGAGTCATTTTGCCGTTTTATCATAACAATTTGATTGTCGGGTATACTGCTAGGTGGACATTACCTGAAAGATCAGCAGAAATGCCTAAGTATTATTTGCAAAGTCCAAAAAACTTTGTGTATAACTTAGATGCACAAGGCGATCATGAATATGTTATTGTTACTGAGGGTCAGCTAGACGCACTGCTAGTTGGCGGTGTTGCGCTGAATGGTAATACTCCAAATCCAACACAATGTAGTATTATCGATCAACTTGGTAAGAAAGTTATATTGTTACCTGATTTTGATAAGCCGGGTCTCGAAACAGTTAAGATTGCAATTAAGAGAAACTGGTCAGTTAGTTTCCCTCCATGGGAGAACTGTAAGGACGCAGGTGATGCAGTTGCTAAATATGGAAGACTGTTCACTGTGCGTAGTATCTTGGATAGTGCTGAAACCAGCAGCACAAAAATCCAGATACTTGCAAAACAACACTGTAAATGAAACATATAAGTGCTATAACTAATAAAGTAATAGATGACTATAAAAGATTTGCCTGGTTACCAGTTAAACTCGATTCAAACAGAATTGTGTGGTTGACATATTATTATGAAATTGTTACATTTATAGCTATAAGTTCAGCCAAATATAGTAATATGTTAGATTGTGAAAAGTTGTCAGTAGACGAATACATTGTTAGGAAGTTGATGAGATGGGTGAAGAATATACAGACGAATTACAAAAATTATATATTGAGTTTTTGCTAGCTGAAAAGGATCTGTATGTTCGGTGTAATGCTATTACAAGTCCGAAGTATTTTTCTAGGAAGTATCAGCCTACTATAGATTTTATAGACGAACACGTAAGGAAGTATAATGATCTTCCTACGCTAGAACAAATCAAAGCAAAAACACAACATCAATTTGACGACATTTCCGGTAAAGTAACAGACGATCATAAAAAGTGGTTTATGGATGAATACGAAAAGTTTTGTCGACATAAGGCACTTGAAAATGCAATTTTACAAAGTGCTGATAAACTCGAAAAACACGAATACGGTGCAGTTGAACAATTAATTAAAGATGCAGTAAGTATTGGTCTTGCTAAGAACTTTGGTCTTAACTATTGGGATGATCCTGCCGGGCGTATTCAAAAGATTAAAGATAGCAGAGGACAAAACAGCACAGGCTGGGCAAGTCTCGACAAAATTTTGTATGGTGGATTTAACTCAGGCGAACTAAACATCTTTGCAGGCGGCTCTGGATCTGGTAAATCGCTGTTCATGCAAAACATGGCATTAAACTGGGCGCTACAAGGTAAGAACGTTGTCTATGTAAGTTTAGAACTTAGCGAAGAACTATGCTCTATGCGCCTTGACGCTATGCTTACAAATATGAGCACTGTCAATGTTATGCGTAATCTAGAAGACGTAGAACTTAAAGTTAAAATAGCATCTAAAAAAGCAGGCATATTACAGATTATTCAAATGCCTAATGGCACCACTGTTAATGACATTAGAGCCTACATTAAAGAGTATCAAATACAAAAGCGTATCAAAGTCGATGCGTTGTTCGTTGACTACCTAGACCTTATGATGCCAGTTAGCGTAAAAGTAAATCCAAGTGATCAGTTTATTAAAGACAAGTATGTATCGGAAGAATTGCGTAACTTAGCAATTGAACTGCACATTTTGTTTGTTACCGCATCACAGCTAAACCGTAGTGCAGTAGACGAGATTGAGTTTGACCACAGTCATATTGCAGGCGGTATTTCTAAGATCAATACAGCAGATAACTTGATTGGTATTTTTAGCAGTCGTGCAATGAGAGAACGTGGTCGTGTTCAAATTCAGTTTATGAAAACACGTAGTAGCAGCGGTGTTGGCACTAAGCTAGACTTAGGATACAATATGGAAACATTGCGTATTACTGACTTGGATGAAGATGAACAAGATAGTAACGAAAATCAAGTAACTAGTATCTATCAAAAACTAAAAACAAAAAGCTCTATTACACCCGAAGAGCAAGTTGCACAACCTGCAGCACCTGTGATGACGCATTCTAACGTCAATACAGATAAGCTAAAAAGTTTACTTAAACGAAGAGAGTAAGTGCTGAAGCAAAGACGTTGTTGACCTTATCTTTATCTATATATGATTCTGAACGACGAGCAGAGCCAAACGGAGTCAATAAGTATGAGCCTGTGTGCGCCAAATTGTAAGCCTATATTTTGCTCGCCTGTCATTGATGTTATAGTTCTTATAAGCAATGAATCTGTTGTCCAGGTATCAGGTTGTCCGTAACTGCCATAAGTGCTGATCATCAATGCTTCAGCTAAAAATATTTACCAGCCAAACCGCTAAATAGTGTTATAATGAAGAAAAAAACAAGATCCATATTAGAAGAAATTAACGCAATGTCCCCTAAAAAGGACAAAAAACAAATTGTCGAATCTAATGCACAGCAAGTTATCATTACTGCTATTAACTTAATAAAATTAATTAATGAAAGTTTTGATCCAGAGGTTGCAGAAGATTTAAACAAGCGGTTACTTGCTAGTATTCGACTACAGGATCCTAAAAAGTTTAGCAGAGGAATAGCAAAAATTGAAGATAAAAGACATCCTAAGTGGGACAGCGAAACGTAGACATCTTAGAGGTCCACGTGTTAAACGTCTACTTCAAAAAAGTTTAGTAATCAAAGAAGGCGGCAATATCTTCGCCGATGCACAACCTTTTGCACATGAAATGATCCCTGACATTATTGCAACTGTTAATAAAGTCTTATCGCAGACAGGTGCAACTGCTATTCCAATTGGAAGTGGTGCAACACCAACTCCAGGTAAAATTAGTGGCGATTTAGATTTAATCGTCGATCAAGATACACTAGCCCGTGAATTCAAATTAGAAGATCCAAAATTAATAAGAAAAAAATTACGTCAAGTATTTGACCTTGCAGGATTGCAAACAGGTCAAAGCGGCGTTAGTGTACATGTTAGAGTGCCAATGGAAGATCACTCACATCAAGTTGACATTATGGTTGTTCCTAATGCAGGTGATGTTTCTAAATTTCATACACATGCTATTCCGCAAGGCAGTCCTTTTAAAGGTGTTAACAAGCATATTGCAATGTCATATCTTGCAAAACAAAAAGGTCTTAAGTGGAGTGCATTTAAAGGCTTACTGAAGCGTGAAGACGATAGTATGATTTCAAAAGATGTAGACGACATTGCTAAAATATTATTAGGACCACGTGCAACTGCAAAAGATTTAGGCAGTGTTGAAGCAATCATGGATGCAATGCCAGATAAAGGTCAACAAATGCTAGCAGACCTAAGAGCAGAACCGAACTGGAAGGAACTTGCATGAGAGCGTCTGATTTTTTATTCGAAGCTGCTAAAGTCGGTCGTGAGTGGCAACACTTAGAAGACCTAGTTTTTGTAGACGGAAGCCGGGGTGCGTTACAAGCTGCAAAAATATTGCAAGATATGGGCAGTGGATCTACTGCACTTAATATTAAATGGGATGGCCGTATCGCAGTTTATTGGGGACGTGAACCAGACGGCACGTTTGTTTTAGTTGGTAAAAATGGTTGGGGCAAAGACAAATATACTTCACCTGAAGAAATGCAAACTGCTATAACAACTGCAGGTAAGGGCGAAGACTGGAGACAAAAATTAGGTGCAGATATGGCACAAGTTTTTGCTATTATGGAACGTAATACACCAGCTAACTTTAAAGGTTATGCATTTGGTGATTTGTTATGGTATCCTGGTGAACCATTTACTGCAACAAAAGAAGGTATTTCGTTTACACCAAATAAAGTAACATATACTGTTAATACTCAAAGTGAGTTAGGAAAACGTGTTGCCCGTAGTAGTGTTGGAATCGCAGCACACTTATATTACAAAAATTTCGGAGATTCAGAAGGAGCACCGTTGACAGATGTTACTGCATTAAATTCTAACGATGCAGTTGTGCTAAACTCTAGAATCACATCATATCAAACAAAAATTGACACTAGTGCTGTGAATGAAATTGTCTCATCGGCAAAAGCACATGCTAACGAGATCGACGGGTTGTTAGCACCGCAGCCTGGATTAAGTGATATGAAAAACATCATATACACTTATGTTAACCAAATGAGCAGAGCTGGACGTTTAAACGAGCTTGCAACCGGATTTACTGATTGGCTCAAAACAAGTAAAGTAAGCCCGCAAAAGCAAACTAAAATTCTTGCAATGCCCGAGAGCAAGTCCATTCCTTTGCTCTTTGATTTAGTATTAAAAGTGCAAAGTGTTAAGAATGACATTATTGACCAGTTAGATCAACAAACTGCAGACATAACTGCATCAACAGAAGGTCAACCCGGCGGCGAAGGTTATGCAGCAAACATAGAAAAAGTTAAACTTGTTCCACGTCATCGGTGGACTCCAAGCTAAGGTAAATATTGTTATGGAACAAAAGTATACAGCAGCAGAATATGCACAAATGTCAGGCGGTCATGCAATTGAAGAAAGCAAGTCTTCATTGCAGCTAAGTTTAATCAATGATCTGAATGAAAGCAAGTTGTTTAGAACTCGTCAGCAAGCCGAAACAACAGATGCAAGAGATATGATTGATTTTGCGTTTATTAACATGCTAACATTGCAACTTCTTTATAGCGATTATGCAACTGCACCGATAGCAAAAAATTATGCAGCAAAAACAATACAATATCAAGGATTCGTAAATTATCAACAAGCCGGCAGCGATTTATACATTGCATTAAATAGCATTTTAAATAAAAAATTAGGCGGTGGTTCTCACGCTGAATTGCAGTTAAACAAAATAAATGTTCCTGTTTCTAAGATTAAAGATTATTTAATAAAACTAAGCACCGGACAGTCTGTGCAAGGAACTGCGTCTTTTTTATATAATTTAGAAAAAGGACTTGATATACAAGATAGTAATTATAAAGATTTAAGACGACTAATTGCAAGTTGGAATAACATCGATAACATGCAAAAGAAAATAGTTGTTACTCGCTTATTGCAATTTTATCGAACTAAAGCAATCCGTAGTGAATTATATAATATCTTAAGTTCTTATGCAAAAGAGAAAAACCTAGAACTTAAAAATGTTCGCAATGCAGAAAAACCGAGCAAACTTGCAAAGGTTGCTGCAGTTAGTGCAGTTGCAATAGGTGGGTTTGCTGCAGGCCGTGCGTTGGGTAAAAGACTTGTAGGTTAATTTGATTCAACAATTTACTGCATACACGTTAGTTGATATTACAGAAACAAATGTTTTTAACAGTCGAACATCGGACACAAAAAGTTATAATCAACAACAGAATTTAAACACACTAATACAGTTAATAGGTATGCGTAGTCAACCTATTAACATATATATGACTGCATTATCAACACAAGATTTAGTTAATTTTAGTTTTGGAAAACAGTTTTCAGGACTACATAATGTATGGAAACTTAACTTTGTATCAGAGCATACGGATGTTTATAAACACCATGAAGATCCTGTACATTTTTTAAAAGAGGATAGTGATGGTGCTGCATTTGTGTCTAATTTAGATGAAACTGTAAAGTTTAAACGCAGTACTTTTGAAACTAAAAATAAAAACAGTATAAACTTATACTTTTTAAATAGTTAGTATCGTAATAAATATATTAATAAAATTAGGCACAACATTTTGGCACAACATCTAAGGCTCCTATAAGCAAGTTAGCAAGAAGCTAATGAAGAAGTAGGCAGTGAACCATGTCGGTAACACAATTAGAAAAAACTAATTTAGAAGCACATGTTGACCTATGCGCTGAAAGATACCGTGTCTTGGAAGAAAAAGTAAAAAATATCAGTGATCGTCTAGATAACATAGAATACAAAGTCACTGAATTGCGTGAAGAAGGTATCAAGGCATTTGCACAAATGCGTGAAGACAACTTTAAACAAAACCAAACAACTAACAAAATATTACTAGGTGCGGCTGCAAGCGTTGTGGCTGGCATACTTACAACTATCGTCGTTATATTAATGAGCATGTAATTTTAATAAATAGTTGTATGGATTTAAATGATTTAACACCACATCGACCAATTGTAGAAGCACAGCTAGTCTGGGCTCGTAAAGGCAAGTCTGTGTCAAGGAAATATCGTTGCAGTGTTGGCCACAGAGAAGGCAGATTAGTTAGCAATCCTAGTCAATGCACACAACCGGTGGATTTGAAAAAACAAATTGTTCTACGTAGAACTAAAGCAAAAATGGGTGTAAGGTTACAAAAGAAAGCAAAGTTTACAAAACGATTTAATCCAGCAAGTATATCAGTCCGTAAACTTAATAAGGTGAAATAAAATGAAAGTTAGTGACATTGTTGAAGCATACGGATTAAATGATGAACCAGGGCGCGGCACATCTAACGCTACTGTAAGACAACAGCAATCAGGTGATCCTGCAAACCAGAACAAGCGTATAAACAACGACAACAAAAATGCAAACGATGAGGCTAACATCAAAGCAGCACACGAATATTATAAAGAAAAGCGCAGACAATATGCGCCTACTGGTATTCCTAATAGATTACTGAATCCACAACCTGTCCAGGGACAGCAACAATGAAAACATTTGTAACAAAGGGTGGGTTCCATACTTGGATTAATAGTAGAGAAAGTAAGTTTCTCGAAGAACATTTTAACGGTAACGAGTTATTAGATAAAAAAGATTTAAACGAACGAGACGAATATATTGCACAAACGCTTGTTAGTAGAGGTGTGTTGGATAAAGTTGTGGATCGAAAATCAGTTAACTATAAGTTAAATGTCAATAATCTAAATAGGGAATAATGAAAGATTTATTAAAAGAGCTAGATAAGCTAAGTTACGCAATCGATAAACAATTGCGTGAAACTGTTGATGACTTAGCAAAAAAAGCATTAAAGGATGTTGAACTTGCTATTGCAATGACTCAGACTGTTACTGAAAATAGTTTAGAGGTTCAGAATTATAGAATAGATATTGTAGAACACGAGTTTGCTGGCCGTAAAAAGAAATTTTACAATATAATAGATACTGAAATTAATGAAACATTACAAACAGAATTGGGATTATTCGAAACTGCACTAGCAATGGTTAAAGCATATATGTTGGGTAAGTCTAATACTATTCAAGAATTGGAAAATCACGATATGGAATATTGCAATGCATTATACGAAGTGTATATGCATAAAAATAACAAATATCTGATAGAAGATATTAGTTTAGCTAAAATTGATAATGCAACTCGTAAGTTACAAGAAGCGAAACAAAAAATTATTAGAAAACTATAAATATACATAACAGAATCAGGAACCGCTATCATGTATTTAAATGACTTAAATTCAGCGAAACACAATGTTCAAAAGATTAATAGTGTTCTAGCTAACACATTTGGACATGACGTCAGCTTATCAGAAATGAGCACCGATGCATTGCATCGTATGCTAAGAACCACAAATGCAAAAATGGAAGCTATTAAAGAGAGCGACCTAAAGTATTGGGAAAACTCACAATACAATAAATTGAACTTAATTGCACACTCATTGAAAACATATATCAATGAAGTTGCGCCAGCTAGAAAAGATGGAAAAGCTATGAAAAAGAAAACAATGGAAAGCAGAAGACTAATGGAACAGGACTTAGCACAAGCTGAAGTTCTCTTAGCAGCACAAGAGTTAGTCGACAAGCTACAAAAAATGGTAGAAGACGTAGCTGCAATGCAAGTTCAAGAATTGATGCCAATCACTGACGCAATGAAAGAACAAATTGGGTTCGAAGTTGCAGACCAATATAATAGTGCAGCAGACTCTGCATTAGGTTCGTTGTTAGATCAACTAAAAGCAACTAAAGAATCACTTGAAAATGCAACACTTCAAGCACAAGGTAAACCAGTAAATGCTCCTGCACCAACCGACATGGGACCGGCAGCACCCGAAGATATGGGCATGGGCGACGATTTCGAAGGCGATGATGCCGCAGCCGGCGCAGATAACAGTGTTGGCCGTGAATTAAAAGCCGAGAGTGTTATGGACCGTATGGAAAAAGCTGCACTTAAAGAGCAAAGAGTTATCAATGCTAAGAAAAAAGTGCTAGAAGCAGCAAGAGCAGCAGGTTATACAAGACCACAACTTGAAAAAATATTGAAGCAAATCAGATGAGATTTACAGATTTAGTTGAATCCACAGTTGAGCAAGTCGACATTGCTAATGATCTCGAGGAATTAATCACTCGAGCAAAGGCTCGTGGATACACTAAACTTAATACACCGTCTGTGCTATCTAAACTACAATCAATGGGTTATAGTGTAGATATGATTAGCTTAAAAATCTTGTTAAAAAATATCAAAAGTGTTGGTGCAGCATCTGACACTGAAGTTACTTTAGATACGGCGGTTCCTGATTCACCAAACGCTGATAAAGAAAAAGATAACACAACGATTAGTAATCTAGCTAACAAACAAATTAAGAAAAGAATGTCATGACCTATAGTTTTAATAGTAAGCAAGCATTGTCGGTAGCAAGAAACGATCTTGTAATATTTCGTGAAATTAATACACTTATGGAACAAGTTATTACTGATGCCGGCAACGGCTTGTATGAAACTACAGTAAGTGACGGAACGACAATGACAGAATCGACTCCCAACATTGTTGTCACTGGTACAACTGCAAATCCAACTATATCTGTAGCACAAACTATTATTCTTGGTGGTACAACTTTATCACTCGGAACTACAGGTACTAGTTTAAAAGCAGTAATTGCAGATATCAATGGATATTTCCCCGGCGTAGTGGCAAGTTCGAATGCTGCAAATAACCTGGTTCTTACAAAAACTACTACTGCAGGTGCTTGGACTTTTACAGTTGGTGCTGGTACTGCCAACGCTGCACTCGGCTTAACTGCTACAACACATACAGCTACAAATCCTGAAAGTGTATCTTATTTTAGTGTATGGAACGGAACAACTACTGATCGTGCAAAGACAGATCAAATGAGCCAAGTTATTGCACATTTTGAAAGTTTAGGTTATGGTATTGAACAGCGAACAAATACCACATCAACTAATACTTTTAAATGGGTAATTACTTATTGACAATACCATTACAATACTATATTGTCACAATATGTTAACAATAACCACACCATATCCATATCAAGAACTAAAGCGTAAATCTGTAAACGGAAAACGGATGTACGAAAATCCCTGGGGAGAACCTGTCCCTAGTGTTACAACTATTCTTGACAAAACAAAACCCAAAGAAAAACGAGAAGCACTTAACAATTGGAAACAACGTGTTGGCGAAGACGAAGCCCAGCGTATCGTAACAGAAGCAGCGAACACCGGAACCTACATGCACGCCATATTAGAGAACTGGGTTAAGAACGAGACATACAGCGGTGAAGCAACAGTTCAATCAAGGCTCATGGCTGATACTGTTATTAAAAATGTAGAACCACATTTAAATGAAGTTTGGGGCAGTGAAGTTAACCTTTGCTATCCCGGACTATATGCAGGGACCTCTGACCTTGTTGGCGTGTGGAAAGGTAAACCTGCTATAATGGATTTTAAACAAACTAATAAACCAAAAAAGCGTGATTGGATCGAAGATTATTTTATGCAAGCCGCAGCATACGGCATGGCACACAACGAACTATACAAGACAAATATAGAACATGCTGCAATTTTTATGTGCAGTAGAGATTGCGAATGGCAACTGTTTGAAGTAGGCCCAGAAGAGTTTAAGTTCTGGGAAGAAAACTGGGCAAACAGAGTTGCCGAGTTTTATAAACTCAACTAAATATGTTATCGAGGGAATAAAAAATGGCAACCACACGTATTAGTAAAATGAAAGTAAAACAAGGCAATTTCGCAGATTTGCCTTTGTTAGATGCAGGTGAATTAGGTTATGCAAAAGATCAACGTAGACTGTTTATTGGCAATGATACAATTGCAGTAGGAACAGGCAACGCTGCTACAACAGCATTTGTTCTTCCAGTTGATTTTAGTAACCATAACGTAATTGCAGTATATCTAAACGGAACAATTACAACTGCATATACTATATCTGGAACTACAATAACATTTGCCACTGCACCAGGTTCAAGTGTTGCTATTACTGCAAAGTTTAACGGCGAACTTGATTTTCTTAACGATCTTATAATACCTAGTAGTATACAACTTGCAGCAAATGGATCTGCAGCAAATACCGGTTTCAGTTTTAACACAACTGTAGCAGATGCATGTATCATTGATTATACATTAAAAACAGCAAACGGGCTTAGAGTAGGCCAATTGCGTATTGCAGTAAACACAACAGGGCCGACAGCCGCAATAGATGACAACTATACTGAAGTCGGAACTGTTGACATTAATTTCGGAACAAACGTTGCAACTGCAAATACACTAAGATTAACTTATACAGATAATGCTAACGCCGTAGCAAAATTTAAATATACATATCAACTTTGGAACAGCAATTAAAACATAGAGCCTGGTATGAATCTCCCAGCGTGAGACTAAATCGTTGGAGAGAATTCAGACTTGGGCTAGACACAACAAATACACTTGATGTGTGTAAAACGGTAGTAGCATGGTGGGAATCTGCACCTTTGGTTAGTATAACAATTGACCCTGTAGATTGCCAGCAGTGGCCCACTCCTTGGGAAATGTTACACCAAGGTGATTTTTGTGAAGATAGTTTAGCACTTGGCATGGCATATACCATATATTATGCTAATCAAAATATATCGAACGAGCTGATTTATGTAACATGTAATGGCAGAAGCTTTCAAAAACTTTGTGCTTTAATAGACAATAAATACCTGCTTAATTATGAGCGAGGGACGATAAGTAGTTTTCACGACAGCGAATGTTCGATATCTTATCGTATTTCCGTTAACGATATTATAAAAAATTTATAATTAAACCATGCGTTATGTTAACGCACGGGAAGCCTATTTTATTCTAAAAGGGAAAAGTATGTTATGAGCAATATACAAGTAATTAAAAGAAATGGTTCAAAAGAAATTTTAAACTTAGATAAACTACACAAAGTAGTATTCCACGCCTGCGAAGGTGTTACTGGAGTTAGTCCTAGTGAAGTTGAATTAAAAAGTGCTATTCAATTCTACAACGGCATTACAACTGACGAAATTCAAGAAACACTAATCAAAGCTGCAGCCGATTTAATTAGCGAAGAAACTCCAAATTATCAATCTGTTGCAGGAAGGCTAATCGTATATCATCTACGTAAAATGGTATACAGATCATATGAACCATGTCATATACTTGAACTAATTAAACGAAATGTTGCAGAAGGATTTTATGATTCTGAATTGCTCACTGCATACACTGAAAATGAATGGAATGAATTAAACAATTACGTAAAACATGAAAGAGACGAGTCACTAACTTATGTTAGTATGGAACAGTGGCGTGGAAAATATCTTGTTCAAAACAGAGTTTCTAACGATATTAAAGAAACTCCACAAATGGCATACATGCTAATAGCAGCAACGCTATTCAGCAATTATCCAAAAGAAACTCGTCTCCGTTGGGTAAAGGATTATTACGATTCTATTAGCTTGCATGATATTAGCTTGCCTACTCCTGTTATGGCGGGTGTTCGAACTCCTCAGAGGCAATTTTCTAGTTGCGTTCTCATTGAGACTGGCGACAGTCTCGATAGTATTAACGCTACTACTAGCAGTATTGTTAAGTATGTATCTCAAAAAGCAGGGATTGGTATCGGAGCAGGATCTATTAGAGCTATTGGCTCCCCAATTCGTAAGGGAGATGCTTATCACACAGGAGTAATTCCTTTCTATAAAATGTTCCAAGCAGCAACACGTTCATGCAGCCAAGGCAGCGTCCGTAACGGTGCTGCAACACTTTATTATCCGATTTGGCATTACGAAGTGGAAGATTTGCTTGTTCTTAAAAATAACAAAGGCATTGAAGATAACCGTGTGCGTCATATGGACTATGGTGTGCAATTTAATAAACTTATGTATGAACGCTTAATCACTGGTGGAAATATTACACTGTTTAGTCCTGCAGATGTACCCGGTCTTTATGATGCATTTTTTGCTGACC